TTTCCTTTTATTACACCGTCCAAACCAGCCATTAAATTGAAGTCTCCACCAGCCATTACTGTGTTATTTTTCCCAATGACTGCACTATGTGAACCGGAAACTGTATTTCCAGAACCCCATACAAAGCCTTCTTCACCAGTAGAAACTACTGTATTACTTATCCCACCAACCATTGTATAGTCAGCGGAATTACTATTTCCACTTCCAAAAACATATTGGAAGCTTCCAGAGAGTGTTGAATTCTCTCCGAAATTTGCTTTATTGCCGAATTTAAATCCTGCCATATTTTATCTCCTTTTAATGAAAAAATTATAATCGCCATAGAAGACCTCTTTCAAGGCATGCGACTATAACACTTTTATTAATGTAAAGTGGAGAGCATTTCCTCGCCAGCTCTCCGAAGGCTAATTAACGTGCTTAACCAGATGCTCCGTTAATGCTTATGATACCTACTTCAGGTCTGATAATTTTTAGACCGTATCTCATAGACATGTAGGAACCGACAATACCGAATCCGGGATTGGCTTCTTCTACAGTGAGTGGTCTTCTTTCTACGTAAACCATAGGTTTGGTTGAAAGGTCAAAAGTACCAAATCTTGTTGATGGAACATATGCGTTAACAACAACGGTTAATCCATATATAGAACCGACGACACCGGTTGAAGCTGTCTGATTAACAGGGCTTCCGGGCATCATAGCGGCTGATGTTGGATTTGCTGCACCACCTGCTTCTCCTTGTGCTGCTGTGAAAGCAGTTACGAAGTCACCTAGGTCTAATAGAGACTTGTAGTGAGCTGGGGAGATGAACAAGTGTGTTGCGTTGTATCCACGTGTTGCGACTCTGTCAATAGCTTCAGTGATATCTGAGAGAGCTAAGTCTCCTGCAGTGTCACCAGCAGCTCTGACGTATGAGTTCCTAATCAATCTTGTTGATGATTCGTTACCGTATGAATCCAAACGTGAAGTTGATGCATCAATGTCTCCTGCTGTCATACCTGCTCCGTAGAAACCGGATTGTGGGTTTGTAGCAAAAGCTGTGATTGCACTTTCGTTGGTTGTTTCATCGATTGCGATTGTTCCGAAGTCTGTGTTTGCTGCGTTAGCACCGAAAATGACTTGAACAATGTGGTCAGTCATGTGTCTGTCTACAGCTCTGCGGGCTTCATTCAAAGCCATTTCTACTTCGTTGAATCTTGAATCTTCAATCATTCTTCGGGTAACACCTACTGCAATACCCCATTCTTTCACAGAGACACGCTCGGAGCGTAGCTTTGTGTGTTGGTATTCAGGAGTTGTTCCTTCGTTTATTACTTCCATCTTCATGGAAGGCTTTGCTAGAGTAATATCAATATTACCACCAGTGTCAGTTGTCATTGGTTCAGCGAAGAAAGACATGACTGGAAGCTCTGCGACTTTGTAGTCCATAATAGCTTCTTTGTAGTCAATAAGTACTCTCTCACCTACACCACCGTCAATAGACCCTGTGTTTAGTGTCGTTAATATACCGGGAGTTGCGTCTACCATTTAAATCACCTTAGAGTGTTTGACATTTTGTCAATCCTGCGGCTGCGTTGTTTTCTAACGTTACAGCTTGGCATTTTGGTGCACCTGCGCCATTTGTGGCTGTGGTCAATCGACCTTCGGTTGCGCCCATCATTAAAGCAACACCTGCTCCTACATCGTCACAGTTGATGTTTAGGATAACTCCTACACCAGTAACTACTGAAGCTACAGCACCGGATGCTGCGTCTGTCAATGCTACTCCAACATATGCGAAATCGAAACCGGTATCGTCACTGTCTGCTTTTTGGAGAAGTCCATTGGTATTCAATGAACATGCATCTCCTGCAGTGATTGCTTCAGCGGTTACGTATGGTAAAATACGTGCTGGAGCTCCACCGTCATTTATCAAAATTTCTGTTGCCATATTTATTTCTCCTTATAGTATGAAGGGTCTAATGTAATTCTACCCTTTACCATTTTCATACCGAATTCTCTTTTGGTTTCTGGAACTTCACCTTCTTCAGCTGTTTTTCCTTTACCGAAAGACCTTTCGACATCGTTGCTTGGCTCTGGCATTGCTGCTAGAGCGTCACTGAATCCAGTCAATCTGGACTCATCCCATGCAGAGAGTTCCTCTACACGAGCATCCTTCTTATCTTCTTCGATTGAACCGAATAAGATTTCTCGGGATATAATTGCTTCTACAGTTTCTAACTTCTTAGCTTCTGCTTCTGCAGCTAATCTCTCTTCCTCTGCTTTCTTGAAGGTTTCTAATTCTTTCATAGCCTTCTTGAACTCAGCTTCGATTTCAGCTTTTGAAGCTTCAACTTCTTCAAGTTGTGAACGTAGAGAAGCGAACTCGCGTTCGACAATGTTCTCTGCCTCGGATTTTACAGTTGTTTCTTTTGTCTCTTCTGACATAACTTCTACCTCTGTTTTCCCGTCTTCACATGCACATGCTTCTTCTTCACCACCACAACCACAGTCGTGGTCGTCTTCTTCAGCATGTTTGTTGTCGCATTCCTTTCCATCTTCTATCGTGCATTCTTTACAGACGGGGTCCATTTTTTCATTGTCAATGAAACTTACCTCTGTGGGACGAATGTTGGTGGCGAAAGTGTCACCCATCACATCAATATCGTTTGAAAACCAATCGATACTAACATGAGTCATGTCCCCGTCTTTGACTTTGTCCATCACTTCTTGACCGCGACCGTATTTATTAGATACTGTTGCCATCATCTTTACGGCGGTCTTTCCATTATCCATCTTGATTAGCTCAGGTTTCGTTGCCATGCCGATTAAGTCCTCAGCTGTTCTTTGATGGTCAATATAAATCGGGAGTTCTGAGAACTTTTCTAGGTTGTCCTTCAACATACCTCCTTCAATATAAACTTTATGTTGTTCTCCATCTACCTCATATTCATGAGGTCCGGAAGTAATAGCGATTACAGGAAACTCTACAGAGTCTATTCCTTCATCACTGGAAAATGTAATATTATCTTCTTCACCCATTGATAACGCAAATGTTCTGCGTGTAGGTTCCATAGACTTACCCTCTGCAAATTCCCGCTCAACACCATTTTCCTCAGCCCACATGCTACACATGCCAGCTGCTATCTCTTCGTGATTATCAAAACCACGTTTCTTCAGGTTTGATTTAGTTTGTATCATACATTTTTCAAATGTCATGCTCTATCTCCTGTTGCGTTTGCGGAGGGCTGATTGCCCCTGTTTTGTGCTCTAGCGGATTCTTCACGTTTATCTGTGTCCTTTCCACCAGCTATATTTACATTTCTATCCGTTTGCTCTTGACTAATAGGTGAAGCCTTAATATCCTCTGAAGTCTCCATATCTAATGTAGCTACTCCTTCAGCATTAAGACCACGTTCTTCTCTTACTTCTCCGGGTGATAGTACACCTTCTGATAAGTAAATCATATCAGTCTTAGCTTTTGTAAATGCGTCATCAACGTTAATTTGTCTGAACTTAAACTTAGCTTCTCCTTTTTCTAACTGAGGCATAAGTTGTGAGTTCAATGCACCTTCTATCATTGTTTGTAAGTATCTTACATATGGTTCAAAAATAGGTCGTGCTTTTTCTGGGTCTGTCCACATGGTTCTAGGTGTTTTAAGAGCTACGTGTATTTTATCTAAAATATCATCAGTATATTTACCGTATTCAAATGCCCTTTGTGAACCTTGTAGTTCTTTTATAACTATGTCGTTACCGTGGATAATATCTTCACCGGGAGCTAAAGTATTAAATGCTTCTACTATCTCGTTAATTTTATCTGGTCCGTAAGGCATATCAGGTAATCCTGCACTCACATCAAATCTACTTGAAGCATATTTGTTGAGGGCAGCACCTATATCTCTTTCTGCATAATCTTTCAAATCAACTAAATATATAATAGGGTGTATGTCAGATAGTCCGTATGCAAAGTCATCGAATTGATTATTTTTTAATTCTATTATCTCATCTTCTTCAAATCGAACACTTTCTTCATCATCTCCTACTTTTTGATAGTAGTACATAATTTGTCCGTGCTCATTTCTCTTTACATACATATTTTGACTAGACCTAAGAACTAAATTGTCTCCTGTCCACTCTAAATAACCAGTACCAAAAATACGTGCATTTCTTACCCAACCATATAATATATGTTCTATATTTATATCGCGGAACATTTCTTCTACTTCTTCCCTCACGTCGTCATTAGCTGTAACTATATCAAAATTATCTTTTACAGCATATAAGCACGGTAAGTCAATCAAAGTACGAACAATAGGGTCTGATAGATATATATTCATATATGTTCTATTTTTACCTATGTGTGGCTCGTAATCTTTGTCTTGTCCACCAAAACCTCGGTTAATCTTGAGTCTTTGGATTACACCCGCACCGTAACTTCGTGGGTCGTCTTCTTTGTACGCAGGATTGCTGCCTGTTACAGCAAAACGACGTCTAATATTATCTATAAACGACATGGCTATTTATAATTAACTTTAATGAGTATATAAAGTTTTTGTCACAATCCCCTTAAAGATTGCTTGTTTAGTGTAACTTTTCTTCTAGAAGTGGTAAAAAGTGGTGAATTTGAATGGTTTCCTCTATTAGGCATGTTTTTGTTTATGGGACGTGAAACTATTGATTGTCCAAAGTTACCAGACATAGGTAACATACTCAAAGTTGCATGTATTCCCATAGCAGAACTATCACAATAATCGTCATGTTTACCACTTGGTGCTGATATCTTTTCTGTTTTATTTGCAGCATCCATTGTATATTCTAGTTCTATATGTTCTTTTGTCCACTTATGTATCAATTTAGCCATATCTGGTTCTAGATTTTCAGGATTAGGTACTTTGACTCTATTTTGTTGTATATAAGAAACAAAATCTCTATACATTTGTGTTTTAGTTCCTTTTGGACCACCTGTAAAAACGAATGGTACAAAGTGTACACCAGAATCTAAACAAGCTAATCGTAAGTCTTGTTCGACCGCACCACCAATTCCAGTACAATCCACAATAAGCCTGCTAGCGCCAAGCTGATTGGTAACGTCCATAATACGTTGACGTTGATATGGTATATCATGTCCACCTGTTCTAGCATTAATTTCTTCAAGATAGACAAGTCTAGCAATATTTTCTGTGTCAGATTTATCAAGAGACCATGCACTAATAACAGTAGAGTTAACAGATTTACCAATGTCAACACCAACAGTAATGTTGCCTCCTCTCTTGAATCCATCCCCATCCAGTCTAATAAGTTCGTAATCATCATAACACCTTTTAATTTTTTCTGGACTAAATATATTCGCTACAGACTCTACAAACTCACATTCATACTCTGTCCTCCAGTAGATAGATTCTTCTCCCCACTCCATCATCTTATCTAACATTTCTTCTTCAGTGTAAGGTGCTGAATATGCCTCCCCTTTCTTTACAGCATCACGCCATGTATAATGTAATCTAGTGAAAGTATCTGCATAATTATCATCATACAAATATCTCCACATGTGATTATCTTTAGATTTAGGTGTACCAAGATTTATAAATGGTGCTTTGTTCGATACAATAGCAGGCTCTACATTGTCAATGAATAATTTATCGTCGATGAGTGGAGACTCATCAACTACTAAGAATGTAGGGTGTTGACCTCGTATAGCTTGCCCTTGGTTACTAGGCGCTAACGGAGCTCTTCTCATAACTGTGCCCCCCTTAAGTGTTATGTTGGGCTTATTATGAAATCTATAATTAGCCACTAAGCCATTCAAAAAAGTATTGTCTGCGAAGTGGCGATAAACGTAATTAAAAATTAAAGCGGCTTGGTCTTCAGTAGGAGCCAGTATAAATACTAAATCTCTAAATCTGTTGAAGAACATATATATAGTTACCGCTACTGATAAAGCGAAGGATTTTCCACTCCCTCGTGGTGCTAAGATTGCTAACTTTTTTTGTTTACCATCTGTACGATTTATTAAACATTCTAAAACTATGTCCTCTTGTAAAGGTCTTAACCTTAGAGGTCTTTGTTTATTATCTATTAAGTACGCGTTACAAAATGCACGTACTAATTTACGCATCTTTTCTTTGTCGTCTCTACATTTAGCGAAGATTATTTCTAGTTGTCGTGAATCTACTCCACCTTTACCTGTCATCAGGCTTTTCAGGTGACTCTCGTTTTTCATCATCTACTAATCCCTCTAAAAATGTACCAAAACCTTCTGCACTCTTTTCCATTTCAGTTGGCACTTCAATATTCAATGCTCTAAATTCTGTGTGGATATCTCTAACTATTTGGTTTCGTTGTCGCAAGAGCTCTGTTCTAGCGTTAACATCCCGAATACATATAAGAATTTCTTCCCACAACACGTCTTCAAGCGCAAGATTACGTGCCAAAAGGCGGACAAGTTCTTTATGACGTTCATATTCAGCTTCTCCTACCCTTTGACGTAATCGAGTCTCGTATTCCTCTACGTTCAAAGCTCTTTCCCTTCATCAAGGGCTGCTTTGACTTTAGATTTAACAAGACTAGCTAGCTCGTCATCTTTTTCATCCCAAGCTGTAATTAATACATTTCGGACTAAATTATCTTTGACGTGCTTTTGTGCTTGTTCATCTAGCTTTTCAAAAGCTTTCATCTGGGCTTTAGTTAGATTACCATCTAATAGTTGCATCAATTCTGCTTCGTTATTCTTCAAGTATTTGAAAATTAACTCTTTAACTGCTGGCACTTGATATGCCACTGCGCTAGCTAAGACAATAACCATAGTGGTTAATCCTGCTAAAATTGGTTCGTCTAATATTTGGTCTAACATTCCAGATTCTTCTACAGTCTCTAAGATAGCAGTAAGGTTACCCTCACTGGTTTCATTAGTTGCTGTACTATTTGTTGTTTCATTTGCCATATGTTGATATCTCCATATTGGGGCTCCCACGTTGGCACTTGCGATAAGTAACCTGTGGAGCAATGGCCCTTAGCGGGTGCCCATAATAATTTAGAAGCTCTATGTATATAAAGCTTACCATTTAACTTTATTAGCCCAATAAGCAGCAGACATTTTACCTTTAGCAATATTTTTAGCGTGGCGCGCTTTAAAACTCTTTCTTCGGGCTTTCTGTCTTGCAGATTCACCCTTCTTAGGTTTACCTGCAGTTCTTACTCCTTGTTGACCAAATCTGATAAGCTTAGTTTTATTTCCTACCTTAGCTACAACTACGTGTGACTTCTTAGGATGATTAGGGGTTCTTTTAGGTTTATTATAGCCAGATACTCCAGCTCTTGCTAGTTTAGGGTCTTTCTTTTTAGGTGCCATTATTTACCTCTTTGTTTCCTTGCGGTAGCTTGTGCTTTCTTAGAAAGTTCACCATAATGGAAAATTCTTTTGGATGACTTTGTATGTGTCTTACCAGAGTGTATATGACCATTTGGCATCTTATGTACTTGACCTTTAAATACTTTACCATCTTTAGTGTAGTGTTTTCTCATTAGTACTTCCTCTTCATCTTTTTGGATTTCTTCTTTTTATAAACCATTATTTCGCCCTCCTAACTGCCTTTTTGATTTTCTTAGAATACTTTGCTCTACTTCCCACTCCACCAGCTTTACGTTTCTTGCGGTTCGTTGCTGCTTTCTGTCCTTTGGTTAGTC